TAAACGAAGTCTCAGATTTTCCCTAATAGGACGCACCTCCACGATACTCGGTCTCTGGTACATAGCTTCAAGGACATTCTTACGAGTCTTTGCCAGTTTTATCTTGTAAAGACTGTTTTCAGAAAATGTAGCCACACACTTCATCTAATATATGAGGGTATTAAAGTTTTAACTATAATCACCGTTGGTTGATGAGGGGTATGCTGTTCCATATGCGGCACAGAATAAGTCTGAAGTTGAGGCTCTGCATATGGTGAACAGAGAACGGGTTCGAGATCAACTTTGACGCCTTAAAATGAAAACTAGAATTATAATAACCGCAAGTATAGCTATCAATTGTTGTGGTCCATAATCGAAATAATAGTCAAATATTAAATTTGGGTTTTTCCATATAAAAGATTCATCTCGTCTCGTAAAGGTCTGTGTCATGGACATATTAATTTCATGCCCATGTGTAGCATGCCAGTACCATGGTGGAATAATGAGACTATCCCCTGGGTATAAGGTCGTTTTATAAATTTTCATTTTGCTGTGATCCATTTCGAAAAAATCGTCTATAGCAAAATTGGATTGATTGAAATAATAAAATGGATTTTTACGAACATTTGCATTTTCGTAATTCTCGAATATGTAAATCGTTTTACTCCCGAATAACTGATTTAATATATAATCACCATTGACATGTAAATGTAAACCAGTTTTATGATTTTTACCTAAAAATAAGAAAAATTCATCAATTTCCCTATGTTCTGTATTTGGGTTATGTAAGGCTTTCGTCAATTTGTCTGATATGGGTTGTTCAAATAAATCAACTTCTGCACAATATAAAAATGGTGGCTTATTTGTTTTCCAATGATCAAACATATATTTCATCGTATGTTCTTCTATCTCGGAAGAGGGTGTGGGTGTATTTTCCATTTCATACGTCTCCATCGGCAACTCAATATCACCAAACATCGAAACAACCGCATCTATACTCATATTTTTAGCCGTTGGGTTATACAATCCTCGTATAACAACGGGTTTTTCAAAATCTCTTCTGAACAACCGTGTTTCATTTATTGACATTTTATCATATGTGTATGTTGGTAATTCTAAATACGAAGACATGTGTATTAAAGTTTTGTAATATAAATATATATAAGAATGTTATGCGTCGCTTGCGGACCAGATAATTATCCATGTAAGAAACATGTCATTGACGACACCCATTTATGTGATGATCATAAACATGTAGTAGATGATATTTGTGGAAGTTGTGAAAAATCAATGTATTATAGAACGAAATTATCATGTGACCACGAGTTTTGTGATAAGTGTACTTTTAATCACTTCCGTAACGGTGGTGTCAGCTGTTTCACGTGTTCGAAATTTACGTATCTCGATCTATTCACGGAACGTGAGATGACTGATAAAATAAATACTTTTCTCATAGAAATTGACACCAAACCGGTTGGAGATATGAGGGTGGCACTCGCATTACAACTTATTGAATTCTTGACAAAGTATTATAAATGTCTAATAATTCCAGCTGTAAAATATACTAATTTGTGGAGTATAATTTACAAAAAGAATATAGAACTATCGGAGGATGATGAGCGCTTTAAAAAATTTACGTACGAGCTTTATTTTATAAAAAAGTTGGCTTCAAGGATAAAAAAGCGTAAAACAAGGCGTACCGATCGCCGTCGTAGATCAACGAGACGACGGAAAGCCGTCTGGATAAGGGTATTTCCTTACCCATAAATTACAAATCCATTTATCCCCAGACTTTACCGGTTTACCTCCATGTAAAGCCTTGGATGTTATGAGATTATAGTTGTCTAATGTATCGAAAAATAACGCGTCACCAGCCTTGAGTTTATAGGTCTTATTTATGTTTGGGAATACAGTCTCACCACCATTGTATCCATCATTCAATGCGAGTATGAATGTATACACCCGCATGTTCTCCTCGTTAGCGAATGCATCTTGGTGAGGTTTATAGTATCCACCAGCTTTGTACCTAACAACCTGGAGTTTCTCATAATTATCTATGGGTCTGTCGGTGTATTTCAGACATTTTCTCATCACGGTATCCACAATTTTATCATCTCTACCCAACCATGCTGTATCACTCTTACGAAAGCTCGTGTCAATCTTCTTATCCGCTGAGATGGTTGACGGTTCAAGTTTCCCAGATGCTTCTTGTATGATATGTCTTCGTTCCTGTTCTGTAATAAAATTCTCGATCAACGTTGGCTCGGGGTACCTTGGTAACATATACAAAAAGATGAGAGCCAGTATGAGTATGATCAAACTATCATTCATCTTATTATTTAGAAATATAAATTTTTTGGTAATACACAATTATATCGTTTCCGTATTGTTTCAAAAATTTCATTTCCATACACTAATATTTTTGATAATAAGTCTATGATTTCCGGTTGTCGTGATGGTTCGAGTATATATTGGCGAAGGAGATCCCCACCGGTATGGGTCAACATTTCGAATATATGTGACATGTCCCTCATCTTATCCTTATATTTCTCCTGTCTCTGTAAAAATATTTTAAACTCTTTTTCATCGAGATGATTGAGCATATACGCGACGCGGGCATTTAAGTTATCAATGGGTTCCAGGTCAATATACGCATTTTCCCTATCCGCATAAAATATATAGGTTGATAGATTCAGTAAATCGTCGGATGCTTCGGCTTGGCGTAGTTCCCTGTATGTTGGTATACCACCGCACGGGATATCTCCATGTTCCCTGCTCACACCCCCTTTCCTCTTAAATTCGATAAAATGTGGATTATGTATACGCCCAGTCGCGATTTCACCAGATCTCCAATCGAACGCCGTGTGACAGTTGATACACCACATCTGTGAACACCCACTAGATTTGTATATGACTGTTCCACATTTGGGACATGATTTACTATCTCGATTTAACAACTTCATCGTTTTTACAACCCGTGGATCACATGTGTGGTCATCTCCAAGAGGTTCTAAACAATCTTTACAAAAGTTATTACGACACAAACCACAGAAAAACTCTTCGTTTAGGAATCCTTTACATTCCTCAATTGGACACTTACGTGTAAATTTTATTTGAGTATTCACATTTAGTTGACCACGATTCCTTAATTCTTCGACTTTAACATACACTTCTTCCAACTCGTTATGTATTGTTAATATTTCCGGGTGTCGTAAGAATACCTCATTTGTAATCGGGTACGATATCCGGTGTATCTCGTACAGATCGATTAAGGATTTACGGAGTTCACTTGCTTCACGTCGAAGCCTCTGTATCTCGAGCACCCTCTCAACTTCTACCTGTGTTTGGGGCATGAGAGCCTTTTCCCGTTCGAACAGTACATTTTCCCTATGACGCTTCAAATCAACATTTCGAAAATACTTTGTACAAAATGAATCAACGTATTCACGACTCCATAACGTTTTACACCCCATACAATGAGGATCTTCGAAAGTTGAAAGAAGATACTTTTGTGAACATGAACGACAACTTGTTAAATCACAAAAAGGACACTTAACTTCTTTGTGATTTATCTTGTTAATTTTTTCACAACATACATCGCATATATTCATTAACTTAAAGGAAGTTTATTTCTTTAAATTACAATCTAATCTTGACACGCTACAAATAGAGACAACTTTTCGCGTGCGTCTGAAATCTTATTCTCGTACAAGGTTTTCGCAAATACCAACACCAATTCCGCATCCCTATATGACATGTACGAATGCCCGTACTTCTCATATATCTCTGCGATATTATCGAGGTTATTATCACACCACTCCTTCACATCCACATCCCCATTAAGACCCTTTTCGATGAAATCGGCAACCTCGTCGCTGAGAGGCATGTCGGTAGTCACGGTACAGTCGTCATATTCATTCATTTTAAGATACTTTATTAAGTATTACTTTTCACTTAGGCTTCGAAACAATCGTCTAGCCTCGGCATTTATCTTAGCCGGGCTAAGCCCGGGGGTCTTTTTCTTTACATCCTTCTTCAGTTTTTTCAGTAAAGCCCTGTTATCGACCCGACGTTCGGAACGCTGGCGGCTATTCTTGGGTTCGTTTCTAAGAATCGCTCCTTCGATCCGCCCACGAAGTTTCGCCACGTTTGTTCGATTTTCCAAACGGTTGATATTTCTACTAAAATTTGTACGCGTACCCTTTGCCAAGTCCCGGAGTTCAACCTTTTTAGCATTGATGAAATTCTCTCGGGATCCATACTTCATCTTCTTATTAGGTTCATTCGAATTTACATTTGAGTTGTAGTTAGATATCACAGAGTTTGTATTGTTATTGTTACTCTTCTTATTCTTCACCTGAATTTCTACAAGCGTACGCCGAGCATTCGCGTTGTTCGCAAATTGTACCACTTTTCTACGATGGTCCATCTTTTCGACTTTAGTGAGACCCATCCTCGTGTACTTGTTTTCTATATTTTTGCGAAGTTCCGCCTTTTGGTTCAGTTTGCTTTCTATGTTTTTCAAATTATCGATCGTATCAGCTTCTCTCAACTCTTTCGCCCATTGACCTATACGACCCCGGTCTAAGCCACGTCTTTCACTGAAAACTCCGGTGTTGTCGGGTCTCAAATTCAATTCCTTTGTAACTTTATTCTTGATCCTGTTTCGCTCGGAGTTAAGATTCGTTACCATGTTGCGTACCACGTTTTCCTGTTTTTCAACTTCTTCGGGGATGTTGTTCACACTTTTTTTAATGTTATTTTTAGTGAGGGATGAGGCTGAAATTTCACCGTTGTTGTTATTAAATAAGGGGTTGTTCATCATTTTTACATTATTGTTGATTTTAAACGTCTTGTTAGACGCGTTCTCAAATACATTGTTTTTGTTGGGCTCAGCCGCACGCCCACCTTTCCTGATAGTCTTGGAGACACCATTGTTGATGTTTGTTTTGACATTCTGTGTGAGTCGATTAAGAATCTTATTCGCTACGAAATCAATCTCTTTCTTGTTGTTCGAAACATTTTTGGGTCGCGGACCATCTTTACTGGTAGTCTTGGAGACACCATTGTTGATGTTTGTTTTGACATTCTGTGTGAGTCGATTAAGAATCTTATTCTCTACGAAATTAATATCTTTCTTGTTGTTCGAAACATTTGTGATTTCGGATTTAACACCCTTCATAACTACATCAATTACATCACCAGTGATGTTCACTTTAGGGTTGGATACTCGTTTATTTATAGATGGGGTGATGTCTTTCTTTATTAATTGATTCATTATATCATTCACCACACTGGTACGAACCTTCACAGCGTTCACTCGGCTCATAGCGTTCACTCGGTTCACAGCGTTCACTCGGTTCACAGCGTTCACTCGGTTCACAGCGTTCACTCGGTTCACAGCGTTCACTCGGTTCACAGCGTTCACTCGGCTCATAGCGTTCACTCGGTTTGTGATATCTTTTTTCAATAAATCGTCAAGTATATCATCGGATACGCTTTTCAAAATAGCATCATCACCATTGTTTCGCAATTTAGATCGGACATCTTTATTGACTTCATTCATAATTTTATTGGCTACATAGTTAATATCATTGTTAGTATTTTTCGGTTTGTTACCACCAGTTAGAGCGTTAAATATACTGGGTTGGTTGTTGGTACCCACCCCAGTGTTAGTATTTTTCGGTTTGTTACCACCAGTTAGAGCGTTAAATATGCTTGGTTGGTTGTTGGTACCCACTCCGGTGTTAGTATTTTTCGGTTTGTTACCACCAGTTAGAGCGTTAAATATGCTTGGTTGGTTGTTGGTACCCACTCCCATGTTAGTCGTACCAGCTTGGTTGTTGGTACCCACTCCGGTGTTAGTCGTACCAGCTTGGTTGTTGGTACCCACTCCGGTGTTAGTCGTACCAGCTTGGTTATTGGTGCCAGCTCCCATGTTAGTCGTACCAGCTTGGTTATTGGTGCCAGCTCCCATGTTAACAGTATTTGTACCGGTAGCGACATTTTTCTTGCACCTACCCATCATTCGGTTCATCATTCCACACTTCTTAGGAGCATTGGCGGCAGCAGCAGCCACAGTAGCACCCGCAGCGGCAGCACCAGCGGCAGCACCCGCGGCAGACACATTCTTCTTCTTAGACATCCAATTAAACATACCAGGTTTCTTGGGACCATTAGCAGCGGCGGCATTGGTGGATTTTGTCGCTATCTTGTTCGCAAAGGAACTTTGCTTAGCCCTGATCGCATTGATACCTGGAGCGGCGGGACCAGCAGCAAGGAAAGAAGGCTTCTTCTTGAAACCATTCCCAAATTGAGTTGGGGTGGGACCCGCGTTGGTACCAGTAGAAGTGGCGATATTGTTAAAGCTCGTTTGACTCCTAGAGTTGGTACCGGTACTATCATTCATTTGACTTCCAGAGTTAGTCTTAGAAGCAACAACCGTCGGCTTGAACGAGAGTCGTTTTGGGAAAACTATCGTAGGGGGTCCACCGAAAATATTGGTTTGTAATTTCACACCCGGTTTATTACCGGAAACGTTCACTGTCCCAGAATTTACATTCACTGCTGTGTTGTTGTAACGGTTTGCGTTCGAGTTCACTGATGTGTTGTTGTAACGGTTTGCGTTCGAGTTCACTGCTGTGTTGTTGTAACGGTTGGCGTTCGAGTTCACTGCTGTGTTGTTGTAACGGTTTGCGTTCGAGTTCACTGCTGTGTTGTTCACTGCTGTGTTGTTCACTGCTGTGTTGTTCACTGCTGTGTTGTTCACTGCTGTGTTGTTCATATTTGATTCTTTTTTTACAACGAGACGTTTGGTTACGAGTTTCACTGGCTCATGAACTTTCAAATACCTGAGACGCTTACCAATGGCGTCAGTCAGTTGTTTTTTGGTCATCTGTTCAATTTGAGATGTGAGACCAACTTTACGAGCAATTCGTTTCAGGTCTACCCGTTTGGTTGAAGAATCGAAGAGGAGTTCATACTCCATATGTTTCAGAGGACTTGCTCTGTCGAGTAAATACGTTCGATCAGACGTCATAACAAGGGGTGGTAGAGGTAACTTACTGGCATGTATATTATCATATGCATCGCACATTTGTTTCCTTGTGAGTTTAAGATCTTCCCCAGCTTGCATTTTTATCATCTTTCTGAGGGTTTCTATATCAGCGTCTGAATCGCACACTTCAATCATTTATATTAAACTAACAAAAAAAGTATTATCGAGATGAGTATCCCAAATTATATAATTTTACTTTTTCTTCATATGACATGTTGAAATTAAACACATCTGTATCGCCAACATTTATGTTCACGAGGTCAATCGGTATATCATACGTTACCCTGTTGGAAAGTGCAGAACGAACGAGAATATCTACAAATTGTTTGGGTGTATCTATACTTTCGTGAAATATCGTAGCAGTCCTAACCTGTATACAGGTGATTTCATGTGGCTTTTTATCCATAAACGGTGTGAGTGGATATTCTTCTTTTGTTGCCCCATCTACGTACATGAATCCGTCGTATTTTCCACATGAAAAAATAAACGGTACCGCCATACTCATACAGACTGCATCTATGATTTTCATGTCTGGGTGTGTATCCCTCGAAAAATATACAGTTTCTGATGTATTTAAACAGTACGCTGCGATGTACACTTTCATGGTGATTTCCGCGAACGTTGGATCAGATCCGCATATTTTTACTAATTTTTTACGTATTGGATCCATCGATACAAAACCAAATTTAGTAAAAAATGTTCCTAATCGTATCTTGACGTAGTTAGGGACATTTAGATCGAGACATGCATCCATGATTTCATCTATCGACATCCCCATGGCTAAAAATAGTGTTAATATCGCACCAGCGGATGACCCTGAAATTTCCTTCACATCTGCGAGTGAAGATTCACGCGCTTTCAAGCATCCCACGAGTGAAAATATCCCCATAGACGCCGGTCCTAACACGAGATACTTCATCTTCTTACTTAATAGAATTGAGGAAATTGACGACGTAAAAGCGCAAATACCACGGCGAATACGACTGTGTGTGTCATCATCGATTCGATACTGGTCTGTCCGGACATGTAGACCCCCCCGGACCCGGGAGGTAGAGTGAGGAGAATACCAGGGCTTAGTGCGATAAAGAGAGACGTGGTCACGATGAGATCCGTCTGTGTGAGTACGAGACCCAGCACCTTTGCGACCAGACTGTATACCATGAAGAATACGAGCGCGTGGAAGAATACAGACATTTGGTCTGTAGTTTGGGTTGTGTATTCGATTTTTGAGCCGTCGGTCTTGAGAAGAAGACCGGGACTCAGCGCGATAAAAAGCGCTGCCGGTATAGCAACCTTTTGTGAGGTGATATCGGGAAGCATTTACAATATACACATATAATTTTTAGCGTAATCTAGGAAATCGTTAAAAGTGGCACCCCGCATCATCTCTTCATGGAGACCATTATCATTCACTGTACGCCTGACATATTTCCAAATATGAGCCAGACGTTCCTCATACCATTTAGTCTGTTCTTGGTATTCCCAAGTGACTCTTTCCTGAGGGGAATCATGTTCTATGTAACAGAATTCAACAAAGTCGCAAAACTTCCCTGAGTGTGTGATGTGGGCGTCATACAAGAGAGTATCAATCTTGTTCCACATCATATGTAATTCATCTGAGTATTCGACTTCCCAGTCTTCGATATTCAGAGGAGTGTGTTCATTATAATCATCATCATCACTGATGTAGGCATCAAAGCCGATAGTCGCTTCGTCAACGTATTGGCTCCAGACCATCGTGCTTTACTTATTCTCTTTCTCGGGTTTATCCTTTATACCAGTTAGCGAAAGAGAGGTAGACTCTTTCGTTTTAAGTCCATCCTTAATTGCATTTAGAGCTCCTTCGACCTTAGTCTCATCTCCACCAAAAAATGTCATCAGACCCTCTTTGATGGCATCCTTGTTCATACCGGCTTTCCTGATACTTTTACGGATGCTGATCTTACCCTTCCTGAGGTTGATCGTATCAATACCCTGGGAAACCATATGCTGTTTGACTTTTTCTTTCAATCGTTTTTCTTCTTGGTTAAGAACCTTAATGTCAGATTTAGCTTCAGAGAGTTGTTTGGTGAGATCTACGAGCTTAGAAACACTCTCAGATAGTTCATTTGAAACAGAAGACATTATTTAATAGTATTATTACCTAATCTTTAAGCACACAAACCACGCTGCATGGTATCAGCGACAATGGTGGAATTGTTCCAGACGAAAGGCGCCTTGGGGTTAGGGGGGTCCTTGCGGATCTGCTGGTTGGCGTTGCGGAGGGCACCACCGATGGTCTCGGGGTAACCGATCTGCTTACGGGGCTCGAGGAAGTTCTGTCCCTTGAGGATTTCTTCTGGGGCAAACTGACCAAAGTCTTCCTTGGAAGCAACTTCACGGGGGAGGAGGGAGGAGGCGAGCCCGGTACCCTTCTTCATACCCATAGACGCAGTGGATGGACCGGTAGAAGGGGCTGTGCCAAACACACTGTACTCCCTCTCTTTGATAGAATAATTAGAGCGACCGTTCATAGCAAACAATAGGTAGACCACAACAGCCACGGCGGCGATCATTAAGATTTGCTGAGTGCGACCCTTCATGATAGTTTATATAGTAGTAACACTTTTTTTTATTGTTCATCTACAAATGCATATTGCTCTGGGTAAACATCACTGATAGGATCTTCCACAATGGGATCCTCGTGAACCCTAATCTGGACAACATTCCAATTTCCACCGAAAGCCTTCTTCGCGAACCAGATACCAGCGAATTCCAGTAAGAGGTCACACTTCTTACCCGGCTGAACAATTTCAAGGTCGAGGGGTTCCTGGTTCTTGTTGTATACGAGAACCTTGGGTTCGGTGATGATATCAGCTGACATCTGCCCACCGGACAAGACGCTCTGGTACGCGGAACTAAGAACAACCTCTGAAAGTTTTTTACCGAACCATTCTTCACAGTTATCTTGCGCGGCTAAGAGGTTCATGGATTCGACCCCTGTAATTTTCTCCTCTGAGGTGACGTCGAAAACTAACTCGCCTGAAACTTCCGATACTGTGACATCATTCAATTGCACAAGACATTTAGTCTTATCGTCATTGGAAGCCTTCACGAAATAAAGACCATCGTCACCTTTGGCTGGGGAACTGTAAAACATTATAGTAGGTTTACTCATTAATTCTTTAAACCAATAAAGGGTATAGCCGCGGCGGCGTTTAAAACATCTTTATTTATCCACTTATCCCGATTTGGGTTGTAACCATACAATGTCTTCGTGGTGTTTATGTTTTTGGGTATATTAATCGCCTGCTTCGGTCTGAGTGAAACTTCGTTTTTCACGTACGCCTGGTTTGACTCTTTTACCCACTTGAGTTTATTCAAGTTGAATCTTTTGTTTCCATGGGAATTTTCGTAACCTTCTACTTTAGTGTTATTTATCAGTGGCTTCAGTCCATGTACGATTTGTTTAGAAATGCGTTCCTTGGATGGTTCTGTCGTGTAATTTTTGTAATTATTTGGGTTCACCTTCCTCGCTTTACTGACATTTACACTCCCTGTTGATTTCCTTGGTTTAGATGTCTTTAGACTCAATTTACCCCTAACCTTTTTGTATATATCATCTATTGTGTCGCTCGCTGTGATATTTTTGCTAAAAAGTTGACTGAGTTTTAGGAGACGACGTCTATCCTTTTCTTTTTTCTCTGGGCGAAGTTTGAGTTTATGCATGAGATAAATGTCTTCGATCAGGAACTCTTTACTCGCGATGTATATTTTCTGATTATTTATGATTTTACCAGAAAGTGGATTTCGGTACACGATCCCTTTGAGTTTAGTTTGAGCAACTTCATATCCAAACTCTTTAGGTCTCATGAATGGAATGTCGAGTATACCACCCATGGTATTATCCGTAATTCTACCACTCTCGGGTGAGAAGAATCTAATATTCAGGTCCAACGCGAATAACTCGACGTCGATGAAAACGTCACCCTTCCCTGGGTTATTCGTGTCGCCTGTTTTCTTCTTTTTTATGAGTGTATATCTCCTAGTTACGTATGGACCGGAATTCTTGAAACCGACACCTAAGAATTTGAACACCTTGGGGTACCTAGAACGCATCGCATTCAAACGATTTTTAACTCGTGTATTTAGCTTTTTCGCCTGCTTACCAAGTTCGTCCCATAGTAGCAATTTTAGTGCTTGGAGTTTACCGAAATACTTGGTGTCTGCTCGAATACGGGGAACGAATTTTGCGTCTATATCACTCGTGATGATTCTGTCATTAAAATCAACATATAAGTTGAACGCTTCACCACCACTCACGATAAGATCACCAGATGCTTTGAATTTTTCCGTGATTTCACTTATCGTATCGAGTATTATATCG